ACGAAGAATTTTGTGGCTATCTGAAAGGCAATGTGTTAAAGTATGTTTGGCGCTACAGATATAAGGGGAAGCCCGTCGAAGACCTGAAGAAAGCACGATGGTATCTCGACAGGCTTATAGATAATTATGGAACAAGCTGAATTATTTACTGCTGAGAAAGTGCGTAAGCCTCGAACTGAAGAGCAGAAGGGGAGGGCTAGAAAGAATAGTAGAAAGTGGTATGCATCTAGGTCTGAAGAGCAGAAGGAGAAGGATAGAAAGAGGAAGAGAGAGCATTATGCATCTCTGTCTGAAGAGCAGAAGGAGAAGCAAAGAGAGTACGATAAAAAGAGGGAAGCATCTCTTGATTTAGACCAGCGTAGAAATCGAAAGATTGGTTATATGTATAGCAGCGCAAGAAGGAGAGCAAAAGATAAGGAATTGCCTTTTAACCTTATTAAACAAGACGTTGCTGATGCGTGGCCTAAAGATGATTACTGTCCTGCTTTGCGTATACCACTCAGAATAAGAATCGGAAACAAAACTTCAGCACACATCACCGATAATTCTCCAAATCTGGATAGAATTATTCCTCGCCTTGGATATGTTAAGGGTAACATTGCTGTGGTGAGCAAGTTAGCAAATGGCATTATGTCTTCAGCAAGACCAAGTGAAGTAATTAAAGTTGGTAAATGGTTTGATGAAAAATATTACGAGGTAAAGGATAAACTAAATGTCTAGTAATCTGATTGAAGCGCATCAACCCTGCCCTGATTGTGGCTCGACTGATGCACTAGCAGAGTATGACGATCACACTTTCTGTTACTCATGTGAGAAGTTTACATGGGACAAACAAACTGATACATCCAGTGGAACTGTTTATAAAATGGAAACCAATCTTAATCCTAAACCGTTTAGGGGATTGCTTCTCGACACGGTTAAGACTTATGGTGTAACTGTAGCGGATGACAGTAGTACCAATCACTTCCCTTACTACGATGACAAGGGAGCAGTAGTTGCTGAGAAGATTCGCAACGTACTAAGCAAGCAGACGTTCAGTCAGGGTGACATAAAGGTAGCCCAGTTCTTTGGACAGAAGTTGTTTTCTTCTGGTGGTAAGTACATCACCATCACTGAAGGAGAGATCGATGCGATGTCTGCCTATCAAATGCTGGGCAGCAAGTGGCCTGTCGTATCCATCAAGAATGGCGCACAGTCTGCTGTTAAGAATGTTAAGCAACACTTCGAGTACCTCGATAGCTTCGACAACATCGTTATCTGTTTCGATAGTGATGAACCCGGTATCACTGCTGCTAACAAGGTAGCACAACTATTCTCACCACGTAAGGCTAAGGTGATGACGTTGGTTGATAAGGATGCCAACGACTACCTGACTAAGAATAAGCAGAAAGACTTTGTGTCTGCTTGGTGGAATGCTAAGACGTATGTGCCTGACGGCATCCTTGCATCGTCCTCTATGATCGAGGGACTAGCAGAGGATGACGCCGTAGACACAGTTCCATACCCGTGGGATGGCCTTAACAAAATCACTGACGGTATTCGTATGAGTGAGTTGGTTGTCATCACGGCAGAGACAGGAGTAGGAAAGACATCTATCCTTAGAGAGGTAGTCTATAACCTATTGAAGACTACAAACGAGCGTATCGGTACTCTATTCCTTGAAGAGACACCACGTATCAGTAGTGTAGGGTTGACTGCAATGGAAGCTAACATCCCAGCACACAAGTTTAAGTCAGTGCTAAGTGCAGAGGAGCGCAAGGAGTTTGGTAAGCGCCTACTCTCTGACGATAGGGTGTACTTCTACGATAGCTTTGGTAGCATGGACATTGATACTCTGATGTCTAAGATCAGGTACTATGCGAAAGGACTTGACTGTCGCTTCGTAATACTAGATCATATTAGTATCGTAGTATCTGATGGACGCAACGGTGCTGATGAACGTAAGCTACTCGATGAGATCGCTACCAAGCTAAAGACATTGACGATGGAGTTGAACATAAGTCTTATTGCAGTGGTACATGTTAATCGTCAGGGTCAGATCAGAGGCACTGCTGGTATCGAACAGCTTGCCAACATGGTCATCGGACTCAAGCGTAATAAACTATCAGAGGATGAGATAGAGCGTAACACTACAGACGTAGTGGTGTGGAAGAATCGATGGACAGGTGAGACAGGCACAGCATGTCATCTGTACTACGATCCTCTGACAGGACGTATGGGTGAAAGGGATGTATCGGATGTATCAGATGTGGATGAACAAACGTCTTCTGGTAGTTGACGCTGAAACAGATAGTCTTAATGCTACTACGATCCATGTTGTTGTTACTAAAGATCACGACACGAAAGAGGTTAAGACCTTTCACGATGGTGCAGCATTCAACAGCTACATCAACGAGCAGCCTAGTCTCTTCATCATGCACAATGGTATATCGTTTGATGCACCTGTGCTTAACAGGCTATGGGATTCAGGCATCAAGACAAGTCAGTGCATAGATACACTACTACTGTCACGCCTGTTCAATCCTATTCGAGAAGGAGGACACTCCCTCGATGCTTGGGGCAAGAGGTTTGGTTCTCATAAGATCGGCTTCACTGCCTTCGAGCACTACTCAGAAGAGATGCGAGACTACTGTGAGCAGGACGTACACATCACTGACAAGTTGTTCTCCTTTCTCTTGAGAGAAGCAGAAGACTTCTCAGAGGAGAGTGTTAAGCTAGAGCATGAGGTTCAGCACATAATAAGCAAGCAGGAGAAGCGTGGGTTTAATTTTGACATGCGTAAAGCAAGCATTCTTCTAGCTGAGTTAATGGAGAAGGCTCAAGAGATTGAGACTAAGATTACTGAAGAGGCTGGGATATCAATAAAGTTTGACAGAGATATTATTCCACGCTATACTAAAGAAGGTAGACTATCTAAGGTAGGCTTGGGATGTGTTGAGAATGCTTTGACCGTAGTTCGTGGTCCCTTTAGTCGCATCAAATACATTCCCTTTAACCTATCATCTCGTCAACACATAGCTAACTATCTAATTAAGAAGGGGTGGCATCCTAGAAAGTTTACCCCAACAGGACAGCCTATCGTTGATGAGAGTGTACTGGCTACTGTTAAAATAAAAGAAGCACAAGAGATTAGTTACTACCTAACCTTACAGAAACGTATCTCCCATATTAAACCGTGGATAAAGGCAGCAGATTATGATGGCAGAGTTCATGGCAGTGTTCGCACCTGTGGTACAATCACTACACGCATGTCTCACAACTCTCCTAACATGGCTCAAGTGCCGTCAGCAAGAAAGCCCTACGGAAAAGAATGCAGAGAATGCTGGAAAGCAAGCGAAGGAAATAAACTAATAGGTATAGATGCAAGTGGCCTTGAGTTACGTATGCTCGCACACTATATGAATGATAAAGATTACACAAAGGAGGTTGTCAATGGAGACATACACACAGCTAACCAGATGGCTGCAAGACTTGAATCAAGAGATCAGGCAAAGACATTCATCTATGCATTCATCTATGGAGCAGGAGATGCTAAGATCGGAACCATCGTGGGTGGAAGTAAACACGATGGAGCAAGACTTAAAGAACGCTTTCTCAGTAGTACACCAGCACTTGCACGGCTTAGAGAAAGAGTGCTCAGAGCAGCTACAACAGGTAGAATCAAGGGTCTTGACGGCAGGTACCTTCTTATAAGATCAGAACATGCAGCACTAAACATTCTCTTACAGAGTGCTGGTGCTATCGTAATGAAGAAAGCGTTGACAGTATTTTACAAAGACCTACTGAATAAAAAGTTCACACCATCCTCATACTTTGTTGCAAACATTCACGACGAGTGGCAGTTAGATGTGCCGGAAAATATAGCACAAGAGGTAGCAGATATTGGAGTGAATGCAATACGCAAGACAACGAGACTTCTTAGTCTTACTTGTCCTCAAGATGGAGAGTATAAGATTGGAAACAACTGGGCAGAAACACACTGAGGTAATATGCAAAAGAAATTAGAACAATTTCACTCTGCCTTTGGGCATCCCATAGGTAAGGAGTTTCAACAGGAAGACCTAACACTACCCCTATCTCTAATTAATGAGGAATATCAAGAGCTTGTAGACGCTTGTTTAGAGGGAGACAAAGCTAACATCAAGAAAGAATTAATGGATTTGATGTACGTTTGTATCTCGATGTGTGTCAGGTACGGATGGGACGTAGACAATATGTTTGACCTCGTCCACAAATCTAACATGACAAAGCTTGACAGGAATGGTACACCAGTGTATAGAGAAGACGGTAAGATTATGAAGTCAGA